TAGGTAATAGGAGAATTAGTTATGTCAAATACAAAAAAGTTTACAGAACAAGAACTTAAAGAAGTTCAAGGTTTACGTGATAGAATGTCTAAATTGGTAGCACAGTTTGGTGAATTAAAATTAGAACAAATTTTACATGAACAAAAAACAAAAAGTTTAGTAGAACTTGAAGCACAATATAATAAAGAATACTTAGACATTCAACAAAAAGAATTTGAATTAGTTAAAACGTTTAATGAAAAATATGGCCGAGGAACTCTAGATTTAGAATCTGGGACTTTTTCACCAGCAAACTAAAGGTTTGAGGTCATTTAAGCATATTTATTAAAAAGAAAATAAACAGGAGAAATTAAATGGCTGAAAAAATTGTATCGCCTGGTGTATTTACCAGAGAGAGAGACTTAACCTTTTTACCTGCAGGCATCCAAAGTATAGGAGCTGCATTAATAGGTCCAACAGTTAAAGGACCAGGCTTGGTTCCAACTATGGTAACATCAATGGCTGAATATAGAGCATTATTTGGCGATGTATTTGAAAGTGGATCTGGAGCTGTATTAGGTAATTATACTTACTTTACTTCGTTAGCAGCTGAAGAATATTTAAAACATCACGACACATTAACAGTTGTTAGAATTATGGCTGGTGATTTTGGTGGAGCTGAAACAAATGTTGTTTCATCCGTTGGATCATTAGGAACATCATTTAAATTACATACACTATCAGACGGATCTATATTAAATAGCGGTCAAGCAGCTGCATCAACTGCAGGTGCTGGTATAGCTGGTGATGAAGGAACAAATAATATTTTAGTATCTGGTTCAAAAGATAATTTAAGATGGGAAGTTGCAAATGTTAATCAGTCAAGAGGAACATTTACATTATTTATTAGATCAGGTAATGATACTAGTAAAAGAAAAAATATTCTTGAAACTCATAACAACTTATCATTAGATCCAAATTCAACTAATTTTATTGCAAAAAGAATTGGTGATTCAAAACTTAATCTTAAAGATTCAGGTACAACTACACCATATATCCAATCTTCAGGATCTTACTTAAACAAATCAAAATATGTTAGAGTTTCGGTAATAAGAAATACATTAAATTATCTTGATGAGAATGGAAATATTACAAATGCAAACTTTACAGGTTCTTTACCTGCAGCAGTTTCAGGAACATTCTCAGGAGGATCAGATGGTAATGTACAACATCCACAAAAGTTTTATGATGAAATTACATCAACAAATTCTCAAGGGTATGATTTAACTAGTGATGCAAATGGTAAAACTGCATATGAAGATGCAATTAACTTATTAGCTAATGCAGATGAATATGATGTTAATTTATTGTTATTACCAGGTGTAATATCAGGATTGGCAGGTCATTCAAGTGTAGCTTCTTCAGCAATTCAAATGTGTGAAGATAGAGGAGATGCATTTGTAATTATTGATCCAGTAGCATATGCATCGACAATAACAGATGCAACTACAGAAGCTTCTTCAAGAGATACAAATTATGCAGCAATGTATTGGCCTTGGATTCAAATACCAGATAATTATGCATCTAAAAATGTATTCGTTCCAGCATCTGTTGTAATGGGTGGTGTATATGCATTTAATGACAAAGTAGCAGCTGAATGGTTTGCTCCTGCAGGTTTGAATAGAGGTGGTATTGATATTGCAATCCAACCAGAAAGAAAATTGACTCATGGTAATAGAGATACTTTATACGATGATAATGTTAATCCATTAGCAACTTTCCCTAATAGCGGAGTTGTTGCATTTGGTCAAAAAACATTACAGAAAAAAGCATCTGCATTAGATAGAGTAAATGTTAGAAGATTATTAATTGCAGCTAAGAAGTTTATTGCTTCATCTACAAGATTCTTAGTATTTGAACAAAATACAGCAGAAACTAGAAATAGATTCTTAAGTATTGTGAATCCATATTTAGAATCAGTACAACAAAGACAAGGTTTACATGCCTTTAAAGTTGTAATGGATGAATCAAATAATACACCAGATGTAATTGATAGAAATCAAATGGTAGGACAATTGTTCTTGCAACCAACTAGAACAGCAGAATTTATAATTATTGACTTTAACATTCTTCCGACTGGTGCAGCATTTCCAGAATAATAGATAAGAAAAAGTAGAGTTGAGTATATTTATATTAAATAAATAGGAGATAAAAAAATGGCAGATTTATTAAGTCCAAATGAAATAATGTATACCGCGTATGAGCCTAAAGTAGCCAATAGGTTTATAATGTATATCGAAGGTATTCCAGCTTACATAGTTAAAGCTGCATCTAGACCATCAATTGATCAAGGTGAATTAATTTTAGATCACATTAACGTTGAAAGAAAATTAAAAGGAAAATCTAGATGGCAAGATATTACGGTAACATTATATGATCCAGTAGTTCCATCTGGAGCGCAAGCGGTAATGGAATGGGTTAGATTACATCACGAATCAGTAACAGGTAGAGATGGATATTCTGATTTCTATAAGAAAGATATTGTATTTAATACATTAGGACCTGTTGGTGATAAGGTTGAAGAATGGACAATTAAAGGTGCTTTTATCTCTGCTGCAACCTTTGGTGATATGGATTGGGCTACAGAGGATGCAATTAACATTGAATTGACAATCAAATATGATTATGCAATCCTTCAATTCTAGATCAAAGATTATATAAGATCATTAAAAATCCTACCTTATGGTGGGATTTTTTTTGGGCAATTGCATATTTATATTAAATGTTACTAAACAAAAGGAAGATTAAGTTATGGCAAAAAATGTAAATGAAGAATATCCAGGCAAAGCAACTACACAAAAAATGGCAGAAGCTAACAATATTTCTGCAGAAGAATTAAAAGCAAGAGCTATTGATGCATATCAAGGTGAAGTTGCAAAAAAGCATGATTTCCCTACTGAGGTAATTGATTTACCTTCTAGAGGTTTATTATATTCAGAAGATAGCGCATTATCATCTGGTAAGGTAGAAATGAAATACATGACCGCAAAAGAAGAAGATATTCTAACTACTCAATCATATATTAAACAAGGTATAGTATTGGATAAATTATTTCAATCATTAATTGTTTCAAATGGTGAAGGTAAAAAAGTAAAATATAATGAACTACTTGTTGGAGATAAAAATGCAGTAATGATTGCAGCAAGAGTATTAGGATATGGTAAAGATTATGAATGCGAAGTTGTTTCTCCTCATTCAGGTGAAAAACAAAAAGAAATCATTGATCTTGCTATTCTTGAAGAAAAGGAAGTAGATTATAATTTATATACAAAAGGCCAGAACAAATTTTCTTATACATTACCTCATTCTAAAAGAGTTGTAGAATTTAGATTTTTATGCCATGGTGATGAACCAAATATCCAAGCGGAAATAAAAGCAGCAAAGAAAATAAATAGAGGTGTTGATCCAACATTATCAACAAGATTAACATATTCTATTTTATCAATAGATGGTGATACAGATAGAATGGCAATTAGAAAATTTGTTCAATATCAATTACTAGCTTTAGATTCTAGAGCATTAAGAGGATATATGAGAGACATTCAACCAGATGTACAATTAAATCTGACATTTGAATGCGAATCTACAGGAGAGGATTTCCAAATGGATCTTCCCATTGACACCAACTTTTTTTGGCCTGGGGCCTAATTACCGGCCCCTATTACATGGACAAATATTTGACCTCGTATACTGGGGCAAAGGTGGCTTCGGCTGGTCTGATGTTTATAACATGCCTGTATGGTTACGTACATTCTATATTAAAAAGATTGAAAAAATTCTTAAAGATCAAAACAAAGCTCAGGAAGAAGCTAATAAAAAAGCTAAGGCTGCATCTCGAAGAAGAAGGTAGAATTATATTCTCATAAATCACATAGTTACATATTTATATTAAAATAAATGGACGAGAACTATGGCAAATAAATTAGAAAAACTACAACAAGATCTTATCAACCAAATTGATGAAGGAATATTTTCGCCGTTACTTAAAAAACTAGTATCTGGTAAATTAAAACGTACATTACGTAAATTAGAAAAAGACCCTGGATTACGAAACGCTTTAAAAAATGTAGATAGAGCTTTAGATGATTTTGAAAGAGAATTAGAAATAGGAGCTTCAAATCTACCATCCGCAGAAGAAGTAAGAGGTTCCAGAGCTCGTTACAGAAAAGAAATGGCAGATTTTTATAAAGCAGCTGGATTAGGACATTTGGTTCCAAAAAATTAATTGGTGAACGGGCATGACTCCAGAAGAACAAAAACAACTTAATGCTCTTCGACAACAAGAAGAGAAAATAGTAATACGTATAAAAGCTATACTAGATAGCAGTATGCCCAATCAAAAAGAACTGGTTAGATTACAACAACAAAAAAATGATTTAGCTTCTAAACAAAATTCAATTCTAAATGTAACAGAAAAGAATTTAAAAAAGGTCGCAGAAACAGCTGAAGAATTAGTAGAGTCATCTGCAGATTCACAAAAACTCTTTAAAGGATTAATAGATCAATCAAAGAAATTTGGTAAAAATAATCAAGTAGCTGCTCAAACTACTAAAACGCTGCAAGGCTTCTTAGCCGGCTCTTTAATGAATACAGAACAAGCTGTTTCAGCAGCTGAAAGAGTTGAACGTATAAAAAAATTAGAAACAGTTCATGGTGGTCTTGCATCTCAACAAGCTAAAGCATATGCAGATTCATTAGCAACTCAAGTTGATATAGCTACACAATTAGGAGGAGTATATTCTGATTTAGCTGATGAATCTCAGGTAATAGCACAAAATGAAGTAGCACGTGGACGAGATTTATTACAAACATTAAATACAGCAGCTGCGCAAGAAAGATTATCTGAAGCAGAAGTATTCTATCAGCAGAACAAAGCTAATTTAAGAGGTAAAGAATTAAAACAAGTCAAGCAAAGCATTAGAGAAGCTCAAAAAGCAGTAGTATTATTAGAACAACAAGCAGACCTAATTGATTATCAAATATCAGCTAGTGAAGCTGCAGCAAATGCTATAGTAGGGCCATTTGAAAATGCAAAATCAGCAATAGAAAGTATACCTGGTATTGGTACAGGATTATCTAAAGCATTAGGATTAGATGTAATGTCTGGCCAATTAAATGAAATAGTCACCAAATCTGTACAAGTTGGATTAAGAGATGGCGCAGCAGCAGGTGTAGCTAATTTTAAACAATTGGTAGGTCAAACAAAAATATTTGGTGTATCATTAAAATCTGCATTATTACCATTAATCGCAGTTACCGCATTAGTTGGTGCTGTTGCATTATTTGCATCCATGTCAAAAGAGACAGAAGAATTAGCAGCTAATACTGGACAATCAGCTGCGCAATCAGAAAAGATGTTGCAATCTGCAAGACAATTACAGGCTTCAAGTGCTAATACATTATCAAGTTCACAAGAAATTGTTGCTGCAATGACTGCCTTAAAAGAAGAATTTGGAAGTACAGCAAACTTTTCAGGAGAAACAGCATTAAATATATCTAACATGTCAGCAGCCTTTGGTATTGCAGTTGGTGATGCTGCAGCAGTTCAGCGTCAGTTTGAGGCCATGGGACAGACATCAGAAGAAGCATTTAATACTCAAGCATTAACAGCTAACCTAGCAGAAGCAGCTGGGGTTGCGCCTGGTAAAGTGATGGCTGATATTGCAAAGAGTTCTAAAGCAGCTGCAAAGTTCTTAGGTGGTAATTCAAAAGCGTTAGCAAAAGCAGCAGTTGAAGCAGCTAAGTTAGGAATGGAACTAAATGATATGGTTTCTATTGCTGACGGATTATTAGATATAGAATCATCTATTGAAGCAGAATTTGAAGCTTCAGTAATGTTAGGTAAACAAATAAATATGGATCTTGCAAGACAATTAGCATTGCAAGGTGATATAGAAGGAGCAACAAAAGCAGTATTAGATCAAGTTGGTTCAATACATGACTTCAATAACATGGATGTTCTGCAAAGAAAGAAAATTGCTCAAGCAGCTGGTATGGAAGTTGGCCAATTACAAAATGCATTACAAAAACAAGAACAATTAAATAACTTAACAGCAGAACAAAGAAAAAGATATGATGAAGCTAGTAAAGCATTAGAAGGATCAACATTATCAGGAGAAGATTTAGTAAGACAACAAGAACAAGCTTTAGCAGCAAAAGAAATGTCAGCCTCATTTGATAAGATTAAAAACACATTAATGAAGGCTGTATATCCTGTCATTAAAACAATAACAGATATATTTACAAATGTTTTATCACCAGTAATAGATGTAGTAAGTGGTGCATTCAAAGGAATAATGTTTGTGTTATCACCTATACTTTTAGCGTTGAAAGGTATTGCAAAAGTAATTGAATTTTTATCTCCTGCATTAAAAGTTGTTGCAGGTATATTTGGAGCAATTTATGCTACTAAACTTTTAATAAATAATGCAGATAAAATTGCATTGGGCAGAGAAAAAATGTCTCAAGGCTTTGCAAAAGCAAAACAATTGTTTACAGATAAGCATTATGCAAAACAAATGATGATTAGAGCATCAGAAAAAATTGGTTTGATAAATGCAAAGCAGAGAAAATTAGCATTAGGTGCAAATACCATGCTTGAAAACAAAGGAGCAGATGCGGTTGCCAAAAGCAATCTTTATAAGAATCAAGGTTTAATGACTCAAATAAAATCAAATGCTCAAAAAGTAATTTCGCTTGCAAAAGAAAAAGCAAAGCTTGTATATGATAAAGCACAAATAGGATTCCAAAAATTAAAGAATATAATGTTCGGTACACAGTTAGGAACTGAAACAGCAATTAACACTCAAAAGAAAACAGGATTATTACATTCAGCTAAAGAACTTGCAATCAATGCAGCATTGATTATTAAGAAGGGAGCATTATTCCTTTGGGAACAATTGACTAACAAAGAAAAATTAAAAGGTTTAGGAACTATGATTCTTCAAACTGGACAATATGTTATTCAGCAAGGTATATTACTTGCTCAACAAGCAATTAACTTAGCTATTAATGCTATATTAGCAATTAGGTCTGCATTGCAAGCAGGAGGTATAGCTGGATTGATTGCTCAGGCAGGAGCAGGTATAGCAGCCGCGGTTGGACCTATATTTGCTACATTTGCTGCCATACCATTTGGTCTTGGTATTCCATTAGCAATTGCAGCTATTGCAGGTATGGTTGCATTGTTTGCATCTATGGGAAGTAAAAAAGCAGATGACCTTGTATCAGGACCATCTGGTGGAGGTGGATATGGATCTCGTGTATTATTAGCACCAGAAGGAACATTTTCATTCAATAATAAAGATACTATTATAGCAGGAACAAAATTAAATGATGCTGTAATTGGTGGAGCAGCTGGATCAATAGGAGATGGACCAGTTGAATCAGAAGTAACAGATCTTGGAAAAGATGCAGCAAGAAAATTAATGAAAATTCATATGACAGCTGCAATGGTAGCAAGTAGTCCATTTGGAATGTTGATGGGTGGACTAGGAGCAATTGGAGGAGGCTTATCAGGTTTATTTGGTGATGATGAAGAATCAGAAGAAGGATCTGCAGTATTTGATTCAACCAATGCTGCAAAAATGGATGAAATGTTAGCTAAATTAGATCAATTAATAACTGCTGTTACAAGTGCATCCGGCGGAACATCTCAGCAAGGACCAGTACAAATAGTAATAGGAAATAAAGTGA